TAAGAAGTGTTGTTTTCATGATCTTCGCAATGATGCCTATGTCTACTACTTGGCTATCTACGATGAATGAGTAAGTACCGTTAGGCACTTCTGCGTCTGTGATGTATCCTGCTTCTAAGACCACTGTGGCCGCATTAGCTATGGAACAGCTAAAGAGAAGCATTGTTAGTATTAATCTATTCATAATTAAATCCTGAAGTTTAGATGTAGACTGATAGCCTCACCTAAGTAAGATATTACCACCCCCTTGTATGCTACTTCGATTGTTGCGATAGGACCAACATCTGATCCCAATATGTATTTCTCTTGGGAGAGATAGACACCATACCTTGTGGCAAGCTCTAAGTCTCCGTAGAGAAATGTCTTAAATACATAACGTTGATTAGCGAAGGCTGTCCATTCACATAAGCTGTTCTTGAATACGATTCCAGATAAGCCTTTGTCCGAGGTATAGCCTAATAGGGGATTGGACTCACACCACTTATCATCTCTGTCGAAGTGATAGGATGCAGCTCCTAGTTGTAGGTCACCAGCATCAGCTTCGTGGACTAGGCTGAATGCTAGTATTGCTATTAATACTATTGTGGGATAGTTCATATTATTGTCCTGTTCTGTCTCAGAACATATAAGGAAGCCACCAAGCTACTGTGATTTGTATTAGGTCAACTGTAGAACCTAAGTAGCTTTCTTATACATTCTCTAGTATACATCTCCGATGCTTCGGTCTGGATCTCTGTAAGAGGAGTGCTTAATAAATCAATATATATATCACACCTCCGAAGATCCTACTCCGTAGTAGCCTAGAAAAACTAAGTCTATACTTATAATAAACACTTTTTGACCCAATTCTACGCCATTATTAGTAAAAATAATTAAAAGAATTTATAAGTTATTGATTTATATAGGGGACTAATTGTATGCACTTAAACACACTTCGCTACGCTCGTAAGTGTTCAAGGTGGTAAAAGAAAGCTAAAAGATAGAGAACAAAGGACAACTGGGTATATGGGAGAGGAGCGTTTCTGTGGTATCATTCCCCCAAATGGCCATAATTTATCAGAGATTTTTCTGAGGTGCAGTGCACTACAGAGCTCGACCCCGACCCCCCTTGCGGCCCCTCGCGCGTGTGCGGGTGCGTACGCGTACGTGCGGGCGTGTGTGCGCAGACGTGGGCGTGGGCGTGTGTGCGTGTACGCGTGGGCGTGCGCCTAGCATAAGGCGGATGTGTGGGCAAGGGGGTGCAATGACATTACAACATTGTCACACTACCACCTAGCTACAACTACTTGGCACAACCCTTGCATAATCAATGACATACATGAGGAAAATACCCAGAACACTGTCTATAGCTTGCAATGATAGTACCCTGTAAGCTCCTGTATGCCCTTGTATGCGACGTTAGTACTACCCGTCCCTCTGCTATTCGTTACGCCTTAATCGCGCTTAGAGCTAAAAAGTCTTGCTTCTATATAGGGTAATTGCATGGCTAACATTAACTAATTGTAATAATATAATGCTTGCACTATTTCTCAGGTGGTGTAATATGATTACCAAGTCAAGGCAATAAGGCCAAGGCAAAAAAGGTGGACATATTATGAACAATGCAAGCATACAGTTAAACGCTAAACTACATGATCTGGCGCAGCATCAATTAAAAATAGCTATTGCTAATTATGCCGCTTGTTTAAATAACGATGAACAAATGATTAAACAGGCCCTACGCTTTGAAGTGGAAGACTATCTTCACAATAACAAAATTAAGTAATATTACATTGTTTGTTAGGTAGTCATTAGCGATAATGGCTATCAATAGAAACAAGGTAGCAAGTCAAGGGAAACACGGACACTTCCCCGGCTTTATGACTTAAAGCAGTGTAGGAAAATAAATTGAAATAAAGTGTTGACAGTATGAAACAATGATGTATACTGATAACAACTCGAGCGAATCACGCCATAAGCTCAAGCCACTCGGTATAGTACGGGGTAGGGCTGCATATGCGGCTTCCCAGATAACAAACGCTAATATAATGTTAGGTAGTACTCCTATCGACATTGTGACAAGGCAGCGACCTTGTACAGTGTACGGAGTGCTACTTATAGATTATATTACTAACGGGAGAACAACATGAAGAAAATAGAAGCGGGTATCTATGAGATGCGCGGCATCACCATCAATCGGATTGATGAATATAATGAACGTGATACGCTTGTGATCAGATGGGAGCTACAAAAGGAGGGCGATTGGGTTGAAATGGATAGCTTTGAAACATTACGAGAGGCAAAAGAATACGTAATGCAGAAATGGCATACACTATAACGGGAGAATAACATGGACACAAAAAGAATAGGCCATAGGATATATACCCTCACTTTCGCGGGGGTGGTTTGGAATATAGACGGACAAACTCATGAAGGTGGTAGTAATGAGTGGCAAGTATTCGAGATAACAGACCTCGGCGAAAGTGAGTGGTGGGAAACCTTTAATACTAAACGTGAAGCGTTAGACTGGATACGGGAGAGATAACATGGCTTTATATATGATAACAGACTTGAGATGGGATCACACAGAGACAATATGCCTTGACGCTATGCAGTACCAATTAGCATGGGATAGTATTCAGCAGGCTAACAGGTATGAGTATAGGTATGAGATTGAACCAATTGAAACTAACAAGGCGCTTAAAGCGTAGGTGAATAACATGAGCAGTTATAACGTGAAAGTAATTAATATCATGTTGCACCAGTGGGACAAGGAGGGCGGACAAGGGAATTATATATGCAGCAAGGGCGGCTTTGATCTCGCCAGAGTGGCAGACCTTAGCGAAGCAAAGGATGCTATCGAAGAGTTCATTGGTTATGCTTTAGACGATCACAATTATGATGATGAGCACATATCAGCGACTATTATAGAAGACTCAGAAGCTACGCCTTGTGAAGATGGTGGATACATAGCTGAGTATATCTTTGTAATTGAAGAAACCAAAACTGTAACATTCACTGGCAAGTTATGAGGAGATTATCATGAGTTATGAAGAGGCATTAGATGTGATGGTAACGAGACGTGAAGCACTGAATGAGGTGCTTGAGCATGGATTAGAATGGTCTGATTTTATACTTGACTGTGGTGATTTGCCAGAGTATACTGGCGAGCAAGTACTAGCATGGCTAGGATACTAAACTAAATTAATTAGAGGTGATAGCATGAAAATTGAATTGAGTACTGAACAAGCAATTGATATGTGTATGGAGTATGGAGTATTAGGTGAGGACACATACAAAGAGACACGGGCATTGGTTGAATACTTCGAAGCGTATGAGGATGATAGTGGGGAAGCTATGGACCTTGATCCAGTAGCATTAAGGTGCGCGTTCTCAATCTATACCTTGAACGATGCGGCTGAGATGTGGGAGATAGACACAAGCGGTGCTAGTGAGGGCGAAGAAAGAGGCTGTCTTATACTCCAGTATTTAAGAGACCGAACTACAGTGATAGAGGTGGATAAAGATACAGTGATAGTGGAGGAGTTCTAATGAGCAATCAAGGGCACCAAAAGGTTAAAGAGGGGCTGGACCTGTTAGGTCTAGCACTATTCATGATACTAATACAGGCACCTGTGATAGTAGCGGTGTTGATATTGAATGGGGTGATAGCATGAACAACCACACAAGATCCGAAATATACTTAGCAATCAAGGAGTTAGAGGACATACTGGATATGTATGTTGACTTAGGAGTCGAGGAACATATCGATTTATTTCAGGGCGCCATTGAACGACTGAGAGAATTGATTGTCTAACACATAACATGAGAGGTGATGATATGAACAACGAAAGATTATTAAATCTAGCTGCCTTACAGGTAGAGTATGAACGTACTATAGACAGAGACGATGAAAGTGTAGCCCGTAGTGATAAGATGAACATACTCACTAAACTCTGTGCTAAATTTGAATGTTCATACAAAGAATTCCAATACTTAGAGAGATGCCTAGTAAACTAATAGAGAGGTGATGATATGACAGGTGAAGAACAACTACTACATTGGATAGAGATGTATAAAGATAAGCGAGACAAGGAGACGTGTCCCGCTATGATTGTTACATTAAATAATATGATAAAGAATTTAGAGGGGATGTTGGATGACCACGAATATTAAACCACTACCACCATTAGAATATCTTAACGAACACCTTAACTATAACACTGAGACGGGTATTCTAACATATAAAACAGGGAGGCGAGCAGGTAAACAGGTAAGCAACACAGATGCACACGGTTATAAGATAGTTGTGTTTGGTAAGGAACGATATAAGGGACACAGGATAGCTTACTATCTAGGCACAGGTGTGGAGCCTGAGTATATAGATCATATCAATGGGGTAAGAGATGATAACAGGCTAGTCAATATCAGAAGTGTATCAAAAGGGGAGAATCAAAAGAACAACAAGATAAGAAAGGACAATCTATCAGGTGCGGTGGGTGTCCAGCTTATTGAGAAGTCGGGTAAGTGGCGGGCAGTGTTGAATACCAAACACATTGGAATGTATGACAGCAAGATAGATGCACAAGAGGCACGCGCACTAGCACAACTAGACGCAGGCTATCATGAGAATCACGGGAGGGTGGGATGAGTACCACAATAGAAACGATGAGAAATAAAGACTGGGTAATGTACAGTGCTTGTTTTTACTGGCCCAATCGTGAGACAGAGCCTTTAGTCATACCCTACATGACCATAGATGGAGTCCTAACGAAGTTTAAAGAGCTGGGAGGGTCATCGTATACCTTAGAGGGCGGCTTCCTTAGAGGGACACACAGAGCCGAGGATAAAGACTGGGTGTTAGTGATAACATCACACTATATAAGCACAGACGAGGGGAGATATGAAGAAGATTAGTAATTTTATAGGTGAGTGGCACGATGTCATCATCATTCTTATCGTAGGCTATGCTATACTTTCAACTATCGAGAGTACATTATAAGGGGTTATATCATGAACAATACAGAGACATCAATCGATCCAATCAATCAAGATGCACGGGCCGCGTGCTCCACACCATGCCCTAAAGTGCAGGGTTATAACTTCGAAACATGGTACGAAACAGTAGGTAAATGGAGTCAAGATATTGACACTAAAGATTTCTTAGATGCAGAGATTAGAGAGGAGAACATGGAATGCTAGTACAGATTCTAATTGCAAGAAGATCAGGACCTCAACTCATCTACCTACAGAGAGGGTACTCAATACAAGAACTCATGACAGAATTAATGGAGAATTAAAATGCTAACAGTATATCTTATATTACAAATGGTGTTTGTTGATGGTGAGTATATCGGTAGTGTTCCTGCTCCGTATGCTTTCTATGACATGGAAGCATGTGAAGATAGTAAATTATCATTCGCTGTAAACCATCTACCTAAAGAGGAGAACATCAAGCACTCATATGCTTGTGTTGAATATAATCCACAAGTTAATTAAATTAAATAGGTATGTATATCAATAGCTTACTCTATCTTAACAAAAAGTTAATGAAAAATATGGCGCAAAAACAGGGTAAAAAGTGTTTATTAGTAGTGATACTAGGAGAATGGAGATGAATAAAACAAGATGCAACAAGGCATATGAAGAAGCCTTGTCAGATATACAAGGACTGGCTTGGAGGTGGTGTAAAAATAAATATATCCAACAAGATAACATGCTAGACAGGGATGATATAGAACAAGAGATAACTATAGCATTCTTTAGCGCACTAGAAACATATCAAGATGAGGGCTATTCATTTAGAACATACTATAACAGAGTAATCTTTAATCATATGACTAACTTTGTTAGAGCTATCAAGGTACGGTGTCCTGATTATGTAGAGCTTGAAGGATTAGATAGTGTTGATGATTTATTAACAGCGCCTAACACACTATCAAGTGCAGATAAGCTAAGAGATATACTCAGTGTATTAGATACTCATCTATCAGACAGAGACTACTCCGTAGTAGTGCTGTACTATGGGTTAGGTCTTCCATCATCTGCTTCTATTGCAGACATCTCTCGCTTAACAGGGGTAGCATTACGAACAGCATCAAGAATTATTCAGAAGGCTGCCGAGCATCCAGACATCAAGAAAGAATTAGAATACTTAAACTAGGAGGAATCAATGGCCGATTGCGTAGAAAAATTAAGTCATACATGTGGTAGTAGTGATGGGCTTCAAGTATTTAATGAGGGTGGTGGTGTGTATCATGGATACTGCTTCGCTTGTAGTACGTTTGTAAAGAATCCTTACAGCGATAAGCCTGACGACTACAAACCACCAACAGGTAAACTTAAACGTCCGCTAGAGGACATACAGAGGGACGTGAGGGACATAGGAACATGGGGTTGTCATGACCTACCTGATAGGAAGTTAAAGAAAGAATACCTTGATTACTTTGGTGTTAAGATAGGGGTAAGCGAGACGGATGGTACTACACCAACGACAGCAGCCTTTCCTATCAAGCGTGATGGTATGGTTGTTAGCTATAAGATGAGAGACTTACAAGAGAAGCACATGTTCTCACTAGGTAATGCTAGTAAGCCTCAGTTATTTGGATGGGATCAGGCAATAGCAACAGGTGCACCAAGACTAATCATAACAGAGGGAGAGTTCGATGCGGTGGCCTTGTTCCAAGTGCTTAAAGATCTTAACACTGATGTACGTTATGCTGACTTCAACCCTGCTATCGTATCATTATCCAATGGTTCAGGTGGTGCGAAGAGACAGGTGCTTGATCAGCTACAGTACATCAAGCAACACTTCAAGGATGTAGTATTAGCATTTGATATGGATGATGCGGGTAACACAGCAGCAGCAGAGGTGTGTAAGATATTCCCTGAAGCTATGCGTGCTAACCTACCAGCTAAGGATGCGAATGAATGCTTAGTTAAGGGGCATAAAAAATCTTTAAAAAATTCTGTACTCTTTAAGGCAGCAGCACCAAGCAACAGTAAGCTAGTGTATGGTGACAGCTTAACAGAGAGCGCATGTAAGGAAGCAGAGATGGGGCTTAGCTTTCCATGGCCTGCACTAACAGCGCTCACACGAGGCGAACGATGGGGTGAGGTGAGGTACATAGGGGCTGGTGTTAAGCAAGGTAAGTCTGAGTTACTCAATGCCTTAGCAGTACATAAGATCTTAGTACATGGAGAGAAAGTATTCTTAGTTAAACCAGAGGAGTCAAACAACAAGACATACAAGCTACTCGTAGGTAAGGCAGCCAGTCGTGTGTTCCATGATCCTAACATCAAGTTCGATCAGAAAGCATGGGATGAATGGGAACCACGTATAGGTAGGAACGTAGCTATGCTAGACCTGTATCAGAATGCAAGCTGGGAGTCAGTCAAGTCTGACATCATCCAAGCAGCAGCAGAGGGATACCGTACAGTGTACCTTGATCCTATCACTAACTTTACTAACACACTATCAGCATCGGAGGCTAATGAAAAGCTAGGACAGATAGCTAGTGAAGCAGCATCATTAGCTAAGGACCATAACTTATCTATAACAATCTTCTGTCACTTGCTCTCGCCCGGCAATGGTAAGAAGCCACATGAAAGAGGAGGTGATGTACTATCTAATCAGTTCGCAGGGTCACGGTCAATGATGAGGTCATGTCATTACATGATGGGCTTGAAAGGTAACAGAGATCCTGAACTAACAGAGGATGAACGTAATTGCAGGGACTTAGTTATACTAGAGGACAGAGAGTTCGGCAGTGTAGGTACAGTGCCACTGTTCTGGGATAAAAATACTGGACAATTTTCACAGAGGAGTGACGACTAATGCTATGCTACTTCGATTTAGAAGCCAATGGTTTACTTGATACAGTAACAAAGATACACTGTGGTGTCTTCATTGAGGCAGCATCAGGCAAGCAGCACATCTTTGAGGGTCATCAGATGAAAGAGATGACTGAGTTTATGGATACATGTAGCATGTTGGTAGCTCATAACGGATTAGGTTATGACTTCCCTCTGTTAAAGATGATGCTTAACTATGAGTACAAGGGTATCAAGATTGATACAGCTCTTATGTCTAGGCTTCAACGGCCTGAACGTAAGCTGCCTTATGATTGCCAAGAGAAAGGCTTACGTCCTCACTCACTGGCAGCATGGGGCTATCGTGTAGGCAGGGGTAAGCCTGATCACAGTGATTGGTCTGTCTATAGCGCGGACATGTTACATAGATGTGTCGAAGATGTGGAGATTCTTCGACTTGTCCACGGTTACTTGAAAGAAGAGGGCGGCCCCAGCTGGATAGCCGCACATCAATTGACTCACCAGTTGTTCGAGATACTATACGAACAAGAGAACTATGGCTGGCTGGTTGACCGCACATGGATTGATAAGTCTATCGCGATGCTCACACATTGGGTAGCTAAGATCGATCATGTTGTGGTGCCTCGGTTGCCGCAGGTGCTAGTGATTGATGAGACTAAGAAGGCAGGTGAGCTAGGCTGGGTACGTAAACCCTTCCTTAAATCAGGGCTGCCCTCTTCACAGGTATTGAAATGGGAGGGTGAATCAGACCATGTTGCTGGTCCATTCAGTAGAATAAGTTACCGTCCTGTCAACTTAGACAGTAACAAGGAGACAAAGGACTGGCTACTGAGGGAAGGATGGATACCAGAGGCATGGAACTACAAGAAAGAGAATGGTAAGCACATCAAGGTAGACCGTAAGCTAGTGAGAGCTAGCCCTAAGTTGAATGGTGCTGATGCTTTCCGTGGTGTTGATGGTAAGATAGGCAGGCTTATAGCTAAGCGTGTGCAGTGCAAGCATAGACGTAGTAACTTAGAAGGATGGGTTAAAATCATACGTGATGATGGCCGCATCAGTCAGGGTATAGCTGGCATGTGTACAACAGCAAGGCTTAAACACAGAGGCATAGTAAACGTACCTAGTGATGGTGCATTCTTTGGTAAGTGGATGAGGAAGTCATTCATATCTAAGGATGGATACTCAATCGTAGGTGTGGATGCAGCCGGCTGTCAGAACCGTATGCTTGCAGCAAGGGTAGGTGATGACGCTTTCACTGAGATATTAATCAACGGTGATAAGGCTAAGGGTACAGCCATCCATCAGATAAACCAACAGGCTATAGCTGATGCAGGGTTCACTGTTAGCTACGGTCAAGCAAAGAATCTTAACTACGCATTCATGTTTGGAGCTAGTGATAACAAGCTGGGTGATATTATAGGAGAGGGTAAGGATACAGGCACACGTATTAGAGAAGCATTACTTAGTGTATCAACAGGGTTTTCTGATTTAGTAGGGAACTTAACTAAAGAGTGGGTGTCTAATGCTAGGACAAGATTGAATGATTGGGATAAGAAAGAACACTATGATGGATGGGTCGAAGGGTTAGATGGTAGACCTATACACATAGAGAGTGAGCATCAGATCCTTGTATATGTATTACAAAGTGATGAAGCAATCCTTATGCAACATGCACTGGTGATGTTAAAGGATAGTCTTAATGCTTTAGGTTGGACACATGGTGTAGAGTATGGCTTCTGTGCTAACATACATGATGAGTATCAAGCTGAGGTAAGAGATGATTGTGTTGCACAGTACGCAGCACTAGCTACGTCTGCTATTACAGAGGCCGGCAAGAAGTTAGGCATCGCCTGTCCACATGAAGGTGAGGCTAATGTAGGAAAGAACTGGTATCAAACGCACTAAGCGTTCAAACTAAAATCAGAATAGGAATTAGACAATGGCTTTAAATGCTAACAAGGTAAGAAGTTCCGGCGGTAAGAGTAAGTTTAAACCACAAACACCAGTAGCTGTGGGTACATACCCTGCTCGACTGGTATCAATCATCGACTTAGGTGTACAACCACGACGACCGTGGAAGGGAGAAGCAAAGGATCCTATCGCTATGATTCGATGCACATATGAACTTGCTACTGAGTTCATGAAGGATGAGAACGGTAAGGATGATGAGACTAAACCACGATGGATCAGTGAGGACTTCCCATTCTACAGCTTGACTGCTGATAGAGCTAAGAGTACTCAACGATACCTAGCACTTGATCCACAACAATCAGCGGGTGGTGACTGGACTCAGTTGTTAGGTGCACCAGTAGCACTCACTGTAGTTCACAATCCTAATAAGACTGACAGTACTATAGTGTATGCTAACATCGGAGCAACGTCTCCTATCATGAAGGGCATGGTGGTGGCTGAGCTAGTCAATGACACTCAGATGTTTGACTTCGATGAGCCTAACATGGATGTGTTCAATGGACTGCCTGACTTCTTGAAGGATAAGATCAAGGGTGCTACTAACTTTAATGGCAGTGGCCTAGCTCAGGCATTAGAGGGTGGTGCATCGGCATCGGAAGTAGCTGAGTATCCAACCCCTGCGGTTACAGAGGCACAGCCTGAAGCAGCATCTAATCCATATGGCTAACACATAGGGCGGGGGTAAAACCTCGCCTTTTTTATGCGAGAAATTTTATGATGAACCATCATGTATATAAATATTATAGATGGAAGCTCTTTGTTGCTGAGCAAGAGAAGCACTACTGGTCAGCCTTTCATTACGAGACACAAGCAGAGCTGGAGTTGATATGCGGGCATTAATAGATGGAGACTTATTAGTATATGAATGCTCGGCAGTAGCTGAGTATCCCAAGGATGAACCAATCAGTAACTTTGATTTTGTTATCGAAGTCTTTCATAACAAGCTAAGGGATATGTTAAAGGCTGTTGATGCCGAAGACTTCGTTATGTACCTGACAGGTAAGGGTAACTTCAGGGATAAGATAGCAGTAACCAAACCGTACAAGGGCAATCGTAAGGGAGAGAAACCTTTCCACTATGAGAACCTTCGTGCTTATATCATGTCATATCCATGGGCTGTATTGATTGAGGGTATGGAAGCTGATGATGCACTGGCTATTAATCAGACAGAAGATACAATCATATGTAGTAGAGATAAAGATCTAAGGATGGTAGCAGGCTGGCACTATGGATGGGAGTCAGGTATGCAGGGAGAGTTCGGGCCTTATCAATTCACTAAGCATGGTGAGCTAACCCTATCAGAGAATAGGAAGAAGCTAACAGGTGGTGGGTTGATGTTCTTCTATAGTCAATTGCTAACAGGTGATAGCACTGACAATATTCCTGGATTGAGAGGCTATGGTCCTGCTAAGACTTATGATCTCTTATGTGAATGTAAGGATGAGTATGAGCTGTTCGATGCTGCATCAGTGGCGTATGAAGAACAACATCAAGATAAGTTTGAAGAGTATATGTTAGAGCAAGGCCGTCTGTTATGGATGGTGAATCAATTGAACGAGGATGGTAGTCCTGTTATGTGGGAGCTGCCTATGTATGTTTGGAAACCAGAAGAGGGTCTCGACAATGTATGAAGTAACACACAATGATGCACTAGGTATGTACACTATGAGCTTTGATGATCATAAGGAAGCACTGGCTTACTATTATGATGTACTGCCTACATCCTTTGATGCACAGATCTTTGATAGAGAGGAGGGAGCATGGGACGAAGAGTAACCAAGACCAGAGGCGGTGGTCGATACACTGAGGCAGGATACTTTGGATTCATTCGGAGTGGACTGAGGCAGAAGAGTATGAAGTGGCCACCTAAGTATGACGTTATGAATAAAGCTAAGCGTCCATACGATGGCCCTGATAAGCGAAGGAAGTTTGAGTACCTGTGTGCAGGGTGCGAGCAGTGGTGTGCCGGTAAGGACGTAGCTGTTGATCACATCGTAGAGTGTGGTAGCTTAAAGACATTCGAGGATCTGCCTCGGTTTGCAGCTACACTATTCTGTGAAGAAGATAATCTACAAGTCCTTTGCAAAGATTGTCATAATGTTAAGACACAAGAGGCTAAGAAGAAATGAAGATATTAATGTTAGACATTGAGACATCACCACATAAGGCATACTGTTGGGGCCTGTTCGATCAACGCATCGGACTCAACCAGATAGTAGAAGCAGGTGGTACACTGTGCTGGGCAGCACGATGGGTTGGTGATAAGGAAGGTAAGTTTACATTCGGTGCTAAGTGGGAGACTAAGAAAGATTACATCCAGTCTATCTGGGATCTATTAGATAAAGCTGATGCTGTCATTCATTACAATGGTAAGAAGTTTGACATACCTACACTGAACTGGGAGTTCATTAGGCATGGGCTTACACCTCCTTCACCTTATAAAGAGATTGATCTTCTCAACACTACACGTCAGAAGTTTAAGCCGGCATCCCGTAAGCTAGACTATATAGCATCTGAGTTAGGTATTGGTTCTAAAGTATCTCATGCAGGTATGCCACTATGGACTGGCTGTATGGATGGGGATAAGAAGTGTCGTAAAGAGATGAAGGAGTATAACATTCAAGATGTATTCTTATTAGAAGAACTGTATCAGAAGCTACTACCTTGGATCGGCAATCATCCTAACCTACAAGTGTACTCAGGTGAGCGTGATACATGCCCGTCATGTGGCAGCCATGAGATTCAATACCGTGGATACGCATACACTAATGCAACTAAGGCACGTAAGTTTAAGTGTAACAGTTGTGGCAGTTGGAGTAAGTCTTCTAAGTCAGAGAAGGGTGCAGCATCTAACCTACGTGGAGGTAACATATGAATTGGATAACCGATCCGCAGAGAACAACAACACAACCTGTGCGAGAGGCTAAGGCATTCGGGAAGCAGGTAGGGGGTGATCACTATAAGAACCAAGGCATCCAACCATTGGAGTTGACGTATCTAAACTTCGGATACGCTGGTGTTAAGGCATCACTGTACACCAAGGTGAACAAGTACCTTACTCGTAACAAGGCTAATGAGGGAGAGGATATACGCAAGGCCATCCACTGCCTTGAACTGCTGGCTGAATTTAAACATCGATCTATAACGGAGACTAAATCATGAGCAAACTTAAAGACGACGACATGTTCCAAGCCTGCATCTATGACCTTAAAGAGGTCTTAGGTGAGGATGTACAGGTAGAGGGTATGGATATGGATCAGGCATTCGCACTGGTGATGACTGGTGGCGACGATACATCAACGTCTGTCTTCTTAACATGTGATGAGGACATCGAAGCGATAGCCTCAACACTGGAGAAGGTAGCACTGGAGATACGTACCTTGAAGAAAGACAGCATGATGCTGCACTAGGAGGATGTATGGATGAGAAAGTAATTGTACAGGGGAGCTTCGGCTCTCTTGCTGCACTAAAGAAGCAGCTAGAAAAGAATGGAGTGAAGGTTATCTCCTTCGATGGTAAGACATTAACAACAGACCACGCTACCTTCTCCATGGTAGACCAACAAATAATCAGAGAATCTAAGGATAATTAATGGATCAATACCAACAGTACATACACACTAGCCGATACGCACGATGGCTGCCTGAGCTTCAACGAAGAGAAACATGGGAGGAAACGGTAAGTAGGTATGTAGATTTCTGGGTAGATAAGGATCTGCTTGACAGCAAGACAGCTACCAAGATGCACAAGGCTATCTATAACATGGAAGTCATGCCCTCAATGCGTTGCTTAATGACTGCGGGTGTGGCCCTTGATAGAGATAACATGGCCGGCTTCAACTGTAGCTATGTAGCCATCGATCATGTACGTGCATTCGATGAGATCTTATACGTTCTCATGTGCGGTACAGGTGTAGGGTTCTCAGTTGAGAGACAGTCAGTTAAGAAACTGCCAGAAGTATCGGAGGACTTCCATGAAACAGACACAACAATCATCGTCCGAGATAGCAAGATCGGCTGGGCTAAAGCGTTTAAGGAATTGCTCGGGCTACTCTACTCAGGACAAGTACCCAAGTGGGACGTGTCCAAGCTGCGCCCAAAGGGAGCACCACTCAAGACTTTCGGTGGCAGAAGCAGTGGGCCTGAGCCTTTGGTTGCTCTGTTTAAATTCGCTGTCAATATGTTTAGGAATGCTGCTGGCCGTAAACTATCTAGCCTCGAATGCCATGACCTAGTGTGTAAGGTAGCTGAGATTGTAGTGGTAGGTGGGGTACGTAGGTCAGCACTGATCAGCCTATCTAATCTATCAGATGATCGTATGCGTGGTGCTAAGCTAGGTAACTGGTGGGAGATAAACGGTCAACGTGCACTGGCTAACAACTCAGCAGTGTACACAGAGCAGCCAGCCTTTGATGTGTTCCTAAAGGAATGGGTATCATTACATGAGAGTAAGTGTGGTGAGCGAGGGATCTTCTCTCGTATAGCCAGTAAGAATCAAGCAGCTAAGAGTGGCAGACGGGATGTCGATCATGACTTCGGTACTAACCCTTGCAGTGAGATCATCTTACGCTCAGCTCAGGTTTGTAATTTGTCAGAAATCGTTATCAGGAGTACCGATACACCGAAGGATCTAAACCGTAAGGTAGAGATGGCCACGATCATTGGTACATTACAGTCAACTCTTACTGACTTCCGTTATGTACGTCCTGTGTGGACTCGTAACACAGCAGAGGAGAGGCTGCTAGGTGTGTCTATGACGGGTATCATGGATCACCCGCTGCTTAGCAGCACATCCTGCGCTACTCTATTAGAGAGGCTAAGGGATAAGGCTGTAGCTGTCAACAAGAAGTGGGCTAAGCGTTTAGGTATTGAACAATCTACGGCGATCACCGCCGTGAAACCTAGCGGTACTGTCTCACAGCTAGTCGATAGTGCATCAGGTATCCATGCTAGGTACAGCCCCTACTATGTCAGACGTGTACGGAGTGATACTAAAGATCCTCTTACCGCTCTGCTACAAAGCCAAGGTGTACCATGGGAGCAAGATGTAATGAACTCAGAGAACGTGGTGTTCAGCTTCCCTGTTAAGGCACCGAAGGATGCTGTATGTACTGAGGACTTAGATGTTAAGAAGCAGCTAGACTTATGGGAGGTGTATCAAGATAGCTGGTGTGAGCATAAGCCATCTGTTACTGTATACTACAGTGATGATGAGTTCTTAGCAGCAGGTCAATGGATATGGGATAAGCTAGACAAGTGTAGTGGTGTGTCATTCCTTCCGAGGTCTGATCATGTCTACCAACAGGCTCCATACGAAGAGATCAGCAAGGAGGAGTATACCAAGATGACTAAGGCAATGCCTAAGATTGATTGGTCTAAGCTGTCTGAGTATGAATCATCGGACATGACAGAGGGTGCTCAAACATTAGCATGTGTTGGTCCATCTTGTGAAATCTAATAGGGGGTAGTATGAAGATAGGTCAAACAATATGGAGGGCCGGCTTCGCGCTGGTCTTCTTGTTCTTAGGAGTGGCTGCTTGTCTAGCAGGCATTGACATCTTAGTATCAATAGGAGTATAGCATGGTTGATAAAACACCACCTGATGAGTACAACAAAGGCAATGTTAGGCTCAAACCTCTTACTGATGAGGACATGAAGGCCCTACTTAAACACATGGGGGAGGATGATGATGCAGGCATCGAGGCGTTCTTTGAGAAGCTAATCACTGAAGACGAAATCATTGAGGCGTATTACATGGGGGAGTCCCCTCCTCCTAAGCCCAAGGCATTGGCCCCACCTAAGCCATTGCCTAAGCCTCATGAGATTATGGAGCAACTCAACGAGTACATCATTGATCAAGACGATGCTAAGAAAGTATTGTCCGTTGCCATCTACAACCACATGAAGAGGGCTAAGGACCCTGAGAACATCTATCTTAGGAAGTCTAACATCATGTTGATAGGCTCTACTGGTACAGGTAAGACGTTGTTTGCTCAGACCATAGCCAAGGCTGTTGATATACCATTAGCTATTGCTGATGCTACGTCACTGACAGAGGCAGGGTATGTAGGGGATGACGTTGAAACAATACTTGAAAGACTTCTTGATGAGTGTGATCATAATGTTAAGAAGGCAGAGCGAGGTATCATCTACATCGATGAGATCGATAAGGTGTGTGCCAGAGCTGACTCAGCTGGCAAGCGTGACATATCAGGGGCAGGGGTGCAACACGCACTACTCAAACTAATAGAGGGTACGATTGCTACTGTTAAGATTGGATCAGGTCATCAACAACAGAAGGTTAAGGTTGATACATCTAACATCTTGTTCATTGTAGGCGGAGCCTTCAGTGGTATAGATAAGATAGCAAGTGCAAGGATCAATGGGAGTGGTAACTCAATAGGCTTTGGTGCTGAGGTGACGAGCCTCGATGAGGATAAGCAAACACCTATGTCCGATACAACTCTTGAAGATCTTAAAACATATGGCATGATACCTGAGCTGTTAGGTAGGATACCTGTGTTAGCTAAGCTCAATCCATTAGATGTTAATGCGTTGAAGAGGATCTTGACTGAACCTAAGAACGCTATCGTTAAACACTATGAAGAGTTGTTTGCATTAGATGGTACGTCTCTTAACATATCAGATGAGACACTTACTAAGATAGCTGAGGAAGCTATTGAGAATGGAACAGGGGCTAGGGGATTACAATCCATAATGGAACGTGACCTACTAGAATTAATGTTTGAAGCTGAAGAGAATATAGAGATAGACTTATGATTACAATACAGTATGTACGAGATGATGACATGAAAGAGTACACCAATGTGTCCACTGTTACGATGGAGATTGATGACGGTCAGTCTACTGTAGATGACCTACTTCAGGCTTTCGATAACTTTATCAAAGCTATTGGGTATCGCCCCGAAGGGTACGTGGAGTATGTTACTGAGAAGGAGGAGTTTATCGATGAGTAAGAGGATAGTGTGTGAGACATTCACTACGTTCCAACAACTGATGGAGTATCTGATCCAGACTGAGCCGGATCAGTTCTCTGTTGCATGTCACGAGCAGGAGGATAGGAGCCAAGTCTGGTTCTTATCCACACCTGAAATAGGGGAAGGTGCTGTGTATTAATCTTCTTCTTCATCCCCGAACAACAACCCCATCTTCACATGTTCTAACATGCCTACCAACAAGGCTGAGGGGAGCACGTTGAGAGCGTCATTGATGCTAAACTCTAGCCTATCAGTGAAGTCATCAACTGCTCCATCCCAGTCCCTTTCTTCTTGCACCTCATTCTGCCTATCCATGAACGTAGAATCTATCATACCATGACCTTCCTATCTAATAGCCCAAAGAACTATACCAACAACAATACCAGCTACCCAGTAATACTTTCTATACTTGGGTTGCTCAACTCTATGCAGCTCAGTAGCAGCCTCAACATGATTGAGTGCAGCTATTACACCACCTGTTTGTCTGAAGAATATGTTTACCAATGGACCACATGCTAAGAATGCTACAGCTATAGGCCACTGCATATAGAAAGCAAACCATGTCACACCCCAGTATAGGTTGTCAAAGAAGTTTGACACAAACCCTACCCATATACCTTTAGCCAGCTTAGATGAAGCAGGCTCTTCTCCTTCCTTAAAACTCTCCTTGAATGACGGCCACCATAGGTACGCCACCTCTACACAATAACACAAGAATGGTATAGTAAGAGCTATACTAATCACTGTGCTTACGTCTGCCCAGATGCTTGACTCATCCATTATTTCTTATCCTTATTCATTCCGATTAAATGTTCATAATGAAACTGCTCCATAGTGGACAGCCTACCTTTGACTTCGCCAAGGGTTTCTCTTATTTCTGCCCTTTCCTCAGCATCACCGAGCCTTGCTGACTCGCATGACTTACGATCTATATACAGGAGTCGTACTGCATATGTTAGACCGATAAGGACTAGGGCTAGCATACCCACTATGCCTAGCTTTTCTATACTACCTGCTGCTTCTATTAGAGCGTTCATTTGGGAACACCTGCGACATCAGCACTGCCAAGGGGTAGCTCTGCGCTAACCTCCGAGAAGTTCTTTATCAGGCCTGAGTAGAATAATTCCTTAGCCACTCTGTTGTCCATCCCTGCTGTCTTCTTGCCATCATTGTTACGTCTAAGATGCTTAGCAAACTCCTTTACATCTTTATCATTCGCTGCTTTAATGACAGACTTAAACTTAGCAGCACCAGATCCTCCTATGTTGTA